TACTGCATTTTATGGAATGTCAAATTCTGCAAGTTTTGCAACCATGAGATTGATTCAATCAGGAGCAGGTAATATTGCTTTATTTGATAACACAAGCGGTACAGTTGCTACTATAACAAATGCAGGTGGATTAACATTAGCAGGAGCATTAACAGGAACAAGTGCAACCTTGTCAGGTAGATTAACTTTTTCAGCAAACTCATCCGCAACGGCTGCAAATCAATTTGGTAGGGATGCAACTTATGGAATGTTTCAATGGGCTTCAACAGGTTCAACGGACGATTGGACAGTATTCGGAGCAGGAGGTGCTTACATTATGCACGTTCCAACAGGAACAGTTAATACTGTTTTTGGGGGGAATACTACATCATCGTCAATTGCTAATATTTTAGGCTCGGATGGTGGTGGTAAACAACTAAGATTCATTGGCGGGGTAACTACATATAACGGACTAATTGCTAATAATGAAAACTATGCTAATATAATAGAAATCACAGCATCATCAGCAGTAGGCACAACTACATTTAATAGAAATATAGCAAAGTTTAATCTTAGTGATTTAAGTGTTACGTTTAGCAATTTATCAGGAACAGGAAGTAGAGCAGTTTTAGCAGACGCAAGTGGTGTTTTATCTGCTCCCGTTTCAGACATATCGGTAAAACAAAATATTAAACCTATTGGATATGGTCTAAATGAAATAGTTAAGATGAATCCTGTTTGGTTTGACTTTATAGATGGTTACAAAAATTATGGTAGTGGCAGACAGAATGGTAATATAGCACAAGAAATGGCAAAAATAATACCTGAAGCGGTTTTTGTAACTCCTTCAACTGGGAAAATGGGTATTAATTACGACCAACTACACGCTATTTATATTAAGGCTATTCAAGAACTTAAAGCAGAAATTGATATTTTAAAAAATAAATAAATTATGAAAAAAATCATCATCATTTTACTACTAAGCCCATTGTTCTCAATGGCACAACCTGCAATGTTCATGGATAATGATAGTGCAAAGGTTAAAATCAATGTAAGCATTCAAGCAAGGGATGCAGAGTACATCGGTTCATTCTTGACCGCAGGATTTTACAGGGCAGACTATGACGAGGTATTCGACCAATTAAAAACAAAGATGCGTATTGCCAACCCTCCAATAAATCAATCATTGGTTGCAATTGATAGCATATCTGTAAGGACTTGGTTAAGTATCGTTCAGCAAATAAGAATGGACTACATCGCAGTTCAGGCAGGTGTATTTAACAGACTTGATGCAATATTGAGAGCAAGAAATAACGCCTACATGACACGAATACTAAACTTAGTTAATGCAAGTGACATTTCAAGCTATCAGAATAACAGACGTAACGGAAGGCAAAACATCAGAAAATCAGAAAACTAAACAATATGAGAAAACTAATCATCACATTCCTAATCTGCCTACCATTAGCATTAATGGCACAGAGCGACACGACAAAGCGTGACACTACTATTCAACTAAAAATGAATATAAATCAGTTTAGAGGTCTGCTTTACGCCATTGACCAAAATATTGATAGCAAAAAAGTGAGCAAGGAGTTATTAGAGTTCTTGCAAAAGTCAGCACAAATGGTGCAACCCGCGGACAAGCCTAAAAAGTAATTTAAAAATGAGTATATTTACTCAATTTAAAACTTAAAAAACTATGACACAAGAAGAAGTAATATTTGTAGAGCAAAAGGTATCAGCAGATTTGATGCCCGAAATTAGAAAAGCATTACCGACAATATTAGGCTTCTTGCTAAGAAGTATATTCCCCAAATTAGAACGTAGGCTGATAGATATTATCACTGCCTTATTTAAAGACCTATTAAATAAGCGAGATGATAAGTACGAATTTATTACCACAGTAAAGGAGCATCCTTCAATTACAGGCATTTTAAGTTCGGTTACAGGCATGGGTTTTAGTTTGGTAGGTCTGCTTTCAGAGGAAAGTACAGTACGGATAATCGGTTCGATTGGTGGTCTGTGCGGTATTGTGCTAACAGTACTATCTATCTACTTCAAGATTAAGTCTGAAATCAGGAAATCGAGAAAATGAGTGCAGGACAATTAACCCCTAACTTTCATATCAGGGAATTTAAATGCAATGATGGTAGTAAAGTCCCCGAAGCATTAGAGGTAAATGTAAGGCTATTAGCTACGCAATTACAAGCACTTAGGGACTACATTGGTATTCCTATCCATTTAAACTCTGCCTATCGTACAGAGGCTTATAATGCATCAATCGGTGGCAGTCCAAAAAGCCAACATAAATTAGCAAAAGCATCTGATTTAACAACTCAAAAATATACACCTAAGCAATTAGCTACAATCATAAAAAAGTTAATTTCAAAATCATCAGCCGAAATATTTACATGTAAATCATAGTAATTTAATTTAACGACTTAAAACTAAGACAATGGGTAAAAAAGTAATTTCAAAGCAGTTCTCGCTAAAATGGAGAGATGCAGTCAGAGGATTAATTATCGCAGTACTTACACCTGCAATAGTTATAATCGAACAATCTTTACAAGCAGGTGTATTTGTTTTCGATTTGAAAACTATTGGCATGGCTGCCGTTGGTGGTGGACTTGCTTACTTGGCTAAAAATTTCTTAGAGCCAACTAAAACTATCGAAAGAATCTAATTCTGCAAGTTATGATAAAGCACGAAGTTATCAGGGAGTACATAAAGAGATTCCCTGACCATGCTGACCTGACTATTGCCAAAAAGATATATGCCGACCATCCGTTAATATGGGCAAAGATTGAAACTATAAGAACGGCAATCAGAGGCATAAAAGGCAGAAAATCACGTACCAAAGGTGGATGTGAATATAGCGATAAATCACTCTACCAAGCAAAGACCTACAACACCAACCCTTACAAACTCCCCGAATCAGAGGAAAAAATACGAGAGCCTTTCGTACTGCCATTAGCTAATAATAACATCCTTTTAATTTCCGACCTACATATCCCCTACCATAACATATCAGCTATTACGGCTGCCTTAGATTATGGTCAGGAGGCGAAAATTAATACAGTTATCATTAATGGGGATTTGATTGACTTTTATCAAATGTCACGCTTTGAGAAAGACCCTCGCAAAAGGTCTGCTAAGTTTGAGTTTGACAGTACAAAGGCTTTCTTAGTGGTTCTTAGGGCAACATTCCCTAATGCACAAATCTATTGGGTTAAAGGCAATCACGATGTACGTTACGAGCAATGGTTAATGGCTAAAGCACCCGAAGTATTCGATGACCCATATTATAAGTTAGAGGAACGATTAAGGCTCAATGAGGAGAGAATACACCTGATAAATGATAAGACTATTGTAAAGGCAGGGAAGTTAAACATCCATCATGGGCATTTGTTTTTTAGGGGATTTATGGCTCCAGTTAATTCGGCTAGGGGTTTATTTATGAAAGCTAAGGAATCAACTATTTGCGGTCACGTACATAAAATTTCCGAGCATACTGAAACCAACTTGTCGGGAGATTTGACAACTTGCTGGAGTACTGGTTGCCTTTGTGAGTTATCGCCTGACTACTCGCCATTTGCCAATAATTATGCTCATGGATTTGCACATATTAAAGTAGATGCAGAACGTAATTATAGCGTAAAAAACTTTAGGATTATTAACGGAAAAATACTTTAACATGGAAACTTGGCAAATGGTTCTTTCAGGAATGCTACTATGCATTATTGCTGGAATGATTATACTTTACCAAAATCACCGTGAAAATCAATAGTTAGATTTTCGATTTTCTCGGTTGGTCTTTGTAGTTTAATCAATGCTGGATATTATACGCATTTGCGTTAATTATGAGGAAAGCACTCACCATAAATGTCCAGTTTTTATCGAAATAAACTGGACAAATCTTTGGCACTTTTATTAATTTACTGCCGTATTATAGTCTAAATTTATACCCTAATTTCATTAATAGTCTATCCTCTGACCTTATTTTAGTCACAGGGTTATAATCCTCCATCTGATACCCTGCATGGACTGACAAGCCTTTAAATAGCCTGAATCCTAATCCTGCACTATTCTCCATGAAGGATGCATTATCCTGACTTGGTACTTTGGCGAATATGTCTGACTGCATGAATATAAACATCAAGTCATTCAGGTTCAGGTTCACATTGATTCTTATCCCTGCTCTATGAGCCTTTCCGTAGTTTTTATACAGAAGTCCTGCATGAAAGCTATCATCCTGAAAGTTGGTGAAGCCTATCATACCTGCATAGGATTGACTGCGAAAGTCGGTTGTACCTATCTCGGTGAGGATGGTGGTGTGG